AAAAGATCATGTAAGTAGATTAAGACATTCGTACGTTTAGTACGAGTATCTTTTTCATCTATCTTACCCCAATTAAGAGCTAATCCACCATGACTGACTGGAACATCAATATCTCTAACTGTACGAGAAAGTTTAGATCTATTTATAGATTTAAACAAACTCTTTACAATTTGAGGTGATGTTTCAGACATCATAATTTCCAAATCTCTCAAACATTCTCCAAGAATTTCAGAACGTCGATCTAAAACCCTTTGTTTACCTGAATCGAGTACAGTTCCCTTAAAAATTAATTGGGAATTTACTGTACCAAAATCAGAATGAATATAATTCTTTCCCAAAGAAAGAGATAAGCCAAATTGACTTACTTTCTCTTTCCATAAAGGATAAGAATCACGTTCAGCTCTCATCAAGATATCATCACCATTAATTAAATATTTATGGGGAGGAACTCCTGCTGCACGAGCTGTACAATCATTGAGTAAACACAAAAGAGGAAATGAAAGTAATGAACCCATTAATTGGCCAGATCTTTGAAGTACAGGTGTTAAACCTGAACTTTTCGGATAAACCAATAAATGTGGCGAAATTTCTTTCATTGCCCACCTTTTGGTAGGTTCATGATCAATAGACTCTAAAATACCTTCCATTAAAGCTTTTGAAGCTTCAATGGGAATTGAATCTGTTGCCGCGGTATAATCACCAGAAATCCAAACATCGTTAGGATTCGAATTTTCGAAAATCCTTTCAATGGCGGTTTCTAAGTTATTAGTACCGTGGGTTAAACAGAATTGCTGTTCTGTACCTAAAGCTTGCCACATGGCACGCTGTAAAGGTTTCAAACAGAAACAATCAGCAACTCCCGCCGTAATAGTCCTTACCTTAAGTGGTTCCACAATTGGTTCCACTCTAACAGGTAAAGGCTCTTCCGGAGGAAATGCATCAAATTCAATAGAATAGGTATTCGATCTAATCTCAGGAGACGAATCAAAACCCAAACTGGTAGGAAGAAAAGGATTAATTTCCTTTTCATAAAATTCCTTTCCAATTTGTGTTTGAGGCGTCTCGACTTGAGATTTGATCGTCTGAGTCCACGTTCGTCTAATGTTATTATGAAATTCTGATCTAACAGAGTATATATCCAAGATATTTGAAAGAGATTCCAATGGAATCTCCTCCCAAGTATCTTGTTTATAAATAATACGCTTATCGACAATGCGAGAAATGCCTCCTGAACGGAAAGCAGGTCTTGCCTGAAAATAAGTCGTACTAAG